GTGCTGATGACCGCCGGACTCATCAAGTTCCTAGGCATCGGCCCGATAATCGCCCGCGCATTGATCCCACTGGGCGTGGTCGGCGGCGTGATTGCTCTCATCGGGTTTGCCGCCTACGAGCTCTGGAAGCATTGGGATGTCATCGGGCCGAAGCTCAAGGCGGCCTGGGAGGCTATTCGATCGGGTGTCAGTGGGCTGCTCGATTGGATGCAGCAGAAGTGGGAATGGTTGACGAACCTTATGCATCCCAAGCAGCGCAGCGGCGCGACCGGACAGTGGGGAGGTGGCGCCACGGGAAGCTGGGATACACCTGGCTCGCCCAATCCGACCGGCCCATCGGCCTGGCCGAAACCCGATCCGCGCAACCCCATAATCTCGGTGAACAGTCCGGAGGCGAAACTCATTGATGCGTGGCTCAAATCCCTGCCTACGATGGCCGCGCGGGCCCCCATCAACGTTACCGTCGTCAACAAACTTGATCGCAATGGCCTGACGACGATGGTTACCCAGCAGCAGGCCAAGGCCTCCGCCGCGCCACAGACCGGACTGATGTCCTTCGATGGCACCCTGGCACCGTGGCCGGCGGGCGGGGGATTCTGATGATCGCCTCGAGCGCGCAGATAAACTACCCTCCAGCTGGATCCACTGTCAGGCAACCGCGTGGCGCGGTGAAGATCAACGGCAACAACGTGCCCGGGTGGATCGATTTCAGCGTCACCAACAATACCTATTTTGAGGCGGACACGTTCCGTGTGACCTATTCGGCAACCGCGCTCACCCAAATGGTTGCCCCGGATGCTTTGTACGACGCCACATGGTTCTCCGAGATCGCGACTGACACTTTCGTAGAGATCCTGGCGGCCGTTCGCGTATCGAATCCCGACAAACCCGATCCGAGCGAAATGAGCTCGCTCATCTATGGCCGGGTCGATGACATCGAGTACAACCCGAAGCTGCGCACGATAACGCTCACCGGGCGCGATCTGACGGGTGCTCTCATCGATGCCAAGTTGCCGCGGGACTATACGAATCAGTCGGCGAGCTACATCGCGACCGACCTCGCCAGCCAGCACAATCTGATACCTGTCGTCACGGCGACCACGGGCAGAGTTGGCACGACTCAACCTAACGGCGACGTCGAGCTCATCCAGACGCAGGGCAGCGACTGGGATCTGCTGGCGATGCTCGCGCGCCAGGCAGGATTCATCTGCTATGTAGAACAGCAGGGCCTATACTTTCAGCCCGAGAGCGGCGATCCAGATACGTACCAGATCACGTGGACGCCGCCGACCAAGGACGTGGACTATCCGACCGCAAGCGTTGTCGATCTGACCTTCAGCCGCTCGCTCACCATCGTGAAGGGAGTCACGGTCAAGGCAATGAGCCCGGGGCACGCCAATAAGGCGTCTGTTACGCGCTACTACCCAACGGCGCCGAAAGCGATCACGCCGGGAAAGGCGACCGCCTACGGACCGACGACGCTCTACACCTACTGGCTGCCAGCGGACATGTCGACTGTTGCGGTGGAAAACTTCGCGATCAACCAATACAAGCTCATCACCTCGCACGCGATGAAATTGACTGCGAGGCTTCCGGCCGATGGGGTGCTCGCACCTCGCGGCGTGATCATAAACGTGAACGGCACCGGCACCGCCTACGATCAGACTTACTACCCGCGCAGCGTCACCAGGACACTGAGTGTCGAGGAAGGCTACGCGATGACGGTGGAGGCGCAGAACTTCACTCCCAACCTCGCCGTCGAATCCTCGGACGTGGGTGCTGCGTGAGAGCTGTCTTAGACAATGCCATGCGCCTGCAGGCGCTGCGCGCCGCGGCGCATACCGTGGTCAGCCGGATCGGGCTCGTCACAAACTACGATCCGACGCGGTACATGGCCAAGGTTGCATTGCAGCCGGACGGCAGCCCCACAGGCTGGTTGCCAATTGATTCGAATTGGGTTGGGAACGGTTGGGGCATGTACTGCCCGCCATCAATTAACGAGATGGTCACCGTCGTCTTCATCGATGGCAAGCTCAACACTGGGTACGTGCAGGCCAGGCACTACAACAACCAAGACCGGCCCCTGACGGTGCCGTCGGGCGAGTTCTGGCTGGTACATGTGAATGGGCAGTTCCTGAAGCTCACCAACGACGGCAAGCTCACCGTGTCGGACGGCCAGGGGGCCAGCGTCGTACTCAACGGCGACGGCACGATCACATCGGCCGCCAATACTTGGAATCACACCGGCGACATAAACGTCATCGGAGCGCTGGACGTGAGCCAGAACGTCACCTGCGCGGACCTTGTCACCGATGTGATGAGCAGCGCGAACGCGCATGACCACGGTGGCGTCATGCCTGGCGACGGCAATACCGGAGGGCCAACCGGATGAGCGCCAGCCTCAGGAGAGGACATCAAGCCGTGAAACCGACGGGAAAGCAGCGTGGAGCTGCGACAGCTCGCCGAACGTCCAAGGCAGGAGAGATTGCGCGCAGCAGCCCAGCGGCGCGCGCCGGAGCAATCAGCGCCGGTGAACATAGTGCGCAATCGGATCTACCGACATCTGCGCCGGCGGTCGCCGCATCGCAACCAGCGCGGGCGATAGCCACCTTTGCCGCGCCGGTTGAGGCGCTCGAGAAGGCGAAGGCATTTGCCCGCGCCGAAATGACAATAAAATCTAGCGACAACGCTGCGTTAGTAGTGAGGCCGTTCGCCAAGGGGTCGTTCGGTGAACAGAATTTATGGGCGCTGAGCGAGGGGCTGAAGGATTCCATAGCGCAGGTCCATGCCGGAGATATGCGGCAGTGTGAGGCGATGCTGATGGGCCAGGCGGTAGCCCTCCAATCAATTTTCACCAATATGGCCCAGCGCGTACTGAATCAGGAATTTCTGCAACGCAGTGAACGATTATTTTCGATGGCGATGAAGGCGCAGAATCAGTGCCGCATGACGCTCGAAACTCTGAACGAGCTGAAACATCCCCGCCAGTCAACCTTCGTGCGCGCAGGCCAGGCCAACATCGCCACCGGCCCGCAGCAAGTGAACAACGGGCCCGCGACCGACGAACCCACGCGCGCGCGCGCGCGGGAAATCGAAAGCGAGCCAAGCAAACTATTGGAGCAGCAGAATGCGGAGCGGTTGGAGTGCGGAACGGCGGGCTCGACAGGCAGCGCTGATTCACCGGTGGCGGCCGTGGCTTCGATCAACCGGACCGGTGACGGCCAAGGGTAAGACGCGGGTGTCCAGGAACGCGTACAAGGGCGGCGATCGGCCATTCATGCGTCGATTGGCCGGGCTGCTGCGCGATCAGAGGCAAGCGCTGGGCCGTGTCGGCTACGAGGCATGAGGACGGTGGCAATTGGTAGTATTCCGGACACGCTCGCGACATGAGCGCCTGCCCGCAATGTCGCAGAGAATTCGAACCGCGTCGGCCGCACCAGGTGTATTGCAGAAAGCGCTGCCGGATGGCGCACTACGCCGTGACCCGAGGTGACGGAGCGCTCCGTGGGACCGTGAGATCGGTCAAGGTGTGCAGCCAGGGCGATGCATCGGTCACGCTCCGTTTTTCGGCCACGGACCGCGACAACGCGTTATTGGTCATGCCAGGCATGGTGGTCGAGATATTCCGGCAGATTGAACTGGAGGCGGTGGTGCGCGGGCGCACACCGGCCGTGCGCGCGGCTTCAACTCGCTCTCAATCGGCCGGCGCCCTATTTTGCAAAACAAACCCCATGGAAGAGGTCTATCTGCCGGCCGCGATGGCGCGATAGACGCATTTTGCGAAACAACCCCATGGAAGGCCCTGTCAAGCCGCTAAGGCAGCGCCTACGGCGAGATCGACGTGATAGCGCCCGCGGGAGCGGGGCGCGGCGGAGGAGCATAATTGACCGTGGTGGTGGCACATCAGGCAGCGGTCCCATTTGCCAAACTTCCGTGACTAGCAAAGGCTACGGCCTTTGTCGTAGGAATATATAGGGTAAAAGCCGACTGTGCCGAGGCGACGTACTGTGCCGAGGTGTTGTGCCATCACTTCTAACTCGCCCAGGCCTCTGGGAAAACCAACCCCATGGAGGACGGTGCAGAGCAAGCTGACGGGGTGCGCGCTGCGCTGGAGGGTAATCAAAGGAAGGGTGTTGGGAGAACGATATGTGGGTCAGGCCACCGGCGAAGGACATTGAGGCAGTTCAGAAGATTCTCGGGGAGCCGATCGCAGTCGGATTGACCGATCGCGCCTGGCGCGCCCGCACACAGCTGCTCGTTGTGTCTCTTGTCGCGATTGGCGTCGTGTGGTTCAAATTGCGCGTCGACACGCAGGCGACGGTATTCGGATTCAGCCTGACCGGGCTCACCGATCGTGCTGTGCACGACGCTCTGGGCCTCGCCGTCGCTTATCTGCTTGTCCATTTCATCTGGATGGCATGGGAGAGCTTCGCCGAATGGCGACTGCGGCTCACAGGGACTCGCGTCGCCTTCGTTACTGCTGGCATTTTCGGGAATGAGGAAGCTGACTATCCGCGCGATCCCCGGCAATCGACGCTGGCGAATTGGTGGGGCCAGTCGGCGCCGCGTGTCGGGAACCTTTCCAAGGGAGTTGGGCCTCTGATCGATATGCTTGCTGCGCAAGAAGCCGCTATTCGCGAAGCGTGCCTGACCGGCAATCCGATCAATGTAGACAATGCCACTGCACTACTGGGCCAAGTAAGACAGGCCGCGAATGAGCTGAAGGGGGCAATCGAGAGCATGGGAAAAACCCTGCGGTCACTTCGAATCCCAGCCAGCTTGGATAGATTCGACCAGGCATATCGCCATTTTCTAACCAGCCAGAACGTCCGGTGGCTTCTACTCGATGCGTTGTTGCCGATTGGCATGGCCATCCTTGCCCTGATCCTGCTTTGGCCACTCTGTTAATAAGACTCAATGAGCGTCAAGAGGCATTTACAAAGGCTGATTGCTGGTCTAAAGTTGTCCCCATACAGATCGGGGACGCTCAAAATGACAGCAGCAATCGGATATGTACGGGTCAGCACTTCAGCCCAGGGTCGGTCCGGGCTCGGGCTGGAAGCACAGCGGGCAGCGATCGCCCGGTTTGCCGAAGCCGAAGGCCTCGATATCACCCAGGTCTACGAAGAGATCGAGACGGGATCGGGTTCGGATGCAATGGACCGTCGCCCGCAGCTCGCCGCCGCCCTCAAAGCAGCACGCCAGACAAAGTCCCCTGTCATGGTCGCCAAGCTCGATCGCCTCTCGAGGGACGTGCATTTCATCTCCGGATTGATGACGCACCGGGTCGAGTTCGTAGTTGCCGACCTCGGCCGCCAACCGGATCCGTTCGTGCTCCACCTCTACGCAGCCTTGGCAGAGAAGGAGCGTGGAATGATCTCCGCCCGCACGAAGGCCGGGCTGGCTGCGGCGAAAGCGCGGGGTACGAAGCTCGGCATGTCAGCTCGGAATAAGAGCCAGGTGCGGCAGATCGCAGCCAGTGGTG